GCTATCTGTATATTACCACCTGATACATGTCTGTTCCATATACTTAACAATATTGGATTTATTACAGAATCTACCACCTGCATCAACGAGTGATACAGCTGTGGACATTTTTCATACAAAACTATCTCAGGTATTTGTCTTAGCTCATCTTCTTCTTCGTTTGGCTCAAATCCAAAATAATCTGTCATGTTATGCATTTCATTAACCAAAAGATTGCAAAGCTCTTTAGAAAACAAAGGCACTGTATAAACATCTTTGAGAGGTTCTTCAATAATAGATTGTAATGGCAAGTCGTCTAATGAATCAGTTACGCCATTATAGAAGTCACTTAAATGAGGCAATGTAGCCTTAGCCTTCTCTAAAGTATCTTTTTCAACATACCAGTCTGAAGCAAAGCCTAATAATAAATTTTTTAATTCGTATTCTTGCTCTTGTTTAGTTTGTGCAAACACAGCAAAACTTACTGTGGTGCTACCATTGAGACAGCTAGTAAAAAGTCATTTATATTAAAATCAGCCTCTTGACTTAAAACTTGAGATAATATTCTTTGTGCTTCTGTAGATTCTTCTGAATCTATTGGATTTTCTAAGATAGCCATTACTTCTTTTTCATAGCCATTTTCAGCCAGTGGTATAAACAGTTCGTTCATAAGCTCTTGTTTTGACATTTCAAATTCGCCCATAGCTTGTTCTTGACCCATTTCAGGCATCATTTCTTCAGACATCATTTCTTCAGGCATCATTTGTTCTGACATTACTTCTTCAACACCACCACCGCCTGCAAAAGCTCCAATGCCACCTGAGGTTGATTGCTCTGACATCATTTGTTGGTCACCCACTCTAGCTTGTATGGCAATTTTCTGTTGTTGCAGTTGGTCTATAACATCAGCAATTTCTTGTGCTTGCTCGTATTGTTGATTCCTTACATTCATATCGTACTCATTTGTAAGACTGTCGATTTCATTTTGTATAGTAAACATTTGGTTCTCAGGAGACCTTTCTTGCATCTTAGGTTCTCTATCTGACATTTGAAACTGTTTTAACGCCATCATGGCTTCATACTCTGCGTGATTAGCACCGGGCATTTGCGTTCCATCATCCATTGAATGTGTTGCGCCTGTGTCTCTTGGACCCATTCGACTGCTTAATTCCATCATTTGTCTTTCTAAATCTTTCATAACTAATTCCTATGTATAATATTTCTCTATGCCATAACCAGTAACTACAGGTGGTATCTTGACTGATATGTTTCCACCTGTTGACACAGATAATATGCCAACCAAACCTTTTGCCTCTAAACCTTCATTCGGAGTATTTGGCTCATGTAATTGTAGCCAATAATTGCCTACATAAACTTGTAATACGCCAATACTAGTATTCCATATTACATCACCCTGTAAAAAATTCAATTCAGCGATTTGTGCCTCGTTAAACTGTGGTGTTCTATTAGGGTCAAACTGTCCTAAGTTTAATTCTAAAACTCTAATTAACCTGTTAAACACATCAGGATTAACCTCATCTGATGCTATGGGTAATCTAGTAGGTAATAACTTAGCCATTACCTTCTACCGTCAGGGTGGATGTCGAGCCTTGTATATCCAAGCCTCCACTTATATCCTAGCCTTACTCCTACTTCTGCATCGTCATCGCTTTGCAATCTTATAACAGCCTGCCTACCTCTAGCTCTAACATGTAGCTGGTCTGTGTTATTTGAAATATCCTTGGTTACTCTTGTTGTTAATGATTCACTAGGAGAGTTTCTTGTTTTAACCAAGATATTAATTTGCGGTACTCCTGTATCAACATTTGTCCCATAAAATTTAATGTCAGGAATAATTCTTCTTATAAATGCAAAGTCATTACCTTCTTGCAAATCAAAGTCTGAGCTTTCTACAAAAACACCGTCCATTGGTAATCCATCGTCATCATCACCATCTTCTTGGTTGTATATATAATTGTCCGCAGTAGCTAATGGTCTGTTAAAGACTCCTTCATCAACCCAAGCAGTTCTTTCTAATTGACCGATACTCCAGCTACCTTCTTCGTAATTGTAAATTACATAACGAGATATTTCTTCAGTACCATCACTGTCTGCTGGATAAAACCACCATACTTCATTAAATTCACTATTTAATAATCCAAATACTTTAAATGCCTGTCCTATATTTAGGTCTTCCTGTACATAACTTAATACACTACAAGGTAATTTTTTCACTGAGCCATTGTATAAATAGAATCCATCGTCTGCCATCCAAAATATTCCATTAGGAGAATTGGTACAGGCATTAGGACCAATCATACCAACACCTTCGTTAATTAGATTTACAGAGAAGGTTAATGGTGGTCCTACAAACTGCATACTATATAAAGCAGTGTCAGTCCAAATTAGTGTTTCCTGTCTTGACCTTATACCACCTATTATTTCACTTCCTGAAGATAATCTAATAGAACCTGCTGTGTTATCAGTTTTTGGTTGCCACTCTGCAATACTCTCTTGGTCTGAGAAAGCAACAAACATTGGGTCAATAACTCCTGTTCTTACTCCACCTGATACAGGGTCAGCACCCAAGACAATTACATGCCTATCTGTGTCACTTACGATTGTTTGTAATCCAATTGTTGGTGCTAAGTTAGCACCTGATAATGATGTAATGTTTACAGCTCTTGATGTTGTACCGCCTGATTCATCCCAATAAAATATACCGCCACCTCTTGGATGTAATATCAAATCTTCACCAAAATTGTCAGCAGACCATAATCTTAATTGGTTAGTAAATGATAAAGAGGTTGATGAGCCAAAGCCTCCTTCTCCCCATAAACCTGAACCATAACCAGTTGATTGGATGTATACATCTAGTCCTGCACTTAATTGGTAGGCTGCGTCAGCAGCTGAACCACCATTGCCAGTATCACTACCATTTGCTGTAGCTGTAGCTGTGAAAGTAAATGTATTTGCACTAGGAACTCCAGTGACTTGATATTCTTTATTTAGAACAGCAGCCGTAATAGTGCCACCTAAACTTACTGCACCAGCTAATGTTACAAAATCATTTACAGTTGCTCCGTGTGCATTATCTGTAGCTGTTATAACTGCCGAACCATTAGTAGCTGCAAATACAATACCATTGGTTGTCGTAGCTCTTATAGGTGTAATGTCGTTTAGTGTTGTGCCTTCTAGCACAGTAGCTTTTAAATGAGTGCCAATAAATAGATATTTATTGCCTTCTAAAGAAGTCCATGCAAATAGTTTTCTACATGTGCCTATAAATTGAGTTGCAGTTTGTTTAGTCCAACCGCCAATTTTTTCAACAAAACCTTTACGAAATCTAATAAGAGAAGCATCGAACCATCCACCCGCATTGGTGTAATCCGTTCCCTCCTTATCTATTCCTGCTTTAAACTGAAACTTTGCAAATGGCATGTTTCATCTTCTATGCTATTCTAATAATAGCTGTTGCTGCTGCTTTCGCAGGAAATACAACAGTAAAATCACCTGCTGTAGAAGTTTTATCTCCACCAAAGTCAATTGTTGCTACTGATTTATCGCCATTAGTGTCGTTATAAATCATACAGCCTCTTGCTGTAATTGTAGCTGTACTGAAAGTTAAGTCATTAAAATCAGTAACTGCTGTAGTACCTGTGGCAGATGGCGTTACATTAGTTAATGCAGCTCCACCTGAACTATAGTTAGTACCACTAGCTTGCCCTGTTGTAGTAAATGCAGTTGTAGTAGCTCCTAAAGTTGCTGAACTTGTGTATAAAGCCAACTTAAAGCTGTTGCCACTACTATTAGTAAAGTTATGTGTTCCTGTCAAAAGCTCTACTTTGAAGCTTGTTGTGAGAGTAGATGTTATTGCCATATTAAATACCTTTAATTATTTTTGCTAAATCCTCACTACCCCCTTTAGATAAATCTTGAATTAAGGTAGCCTTATAAGATTTTAAAGCATTTTTGATATATATCAAACATACTTGGTAAATTAAATCTTTATAGGCTCTAGCTTGGGCTTTAATATGTTCTTCATTGTTGTCTGAAACGCCTACTATTTTGTCTGTTAGTTGCTCTGCCCAGAACTCTGGAGGATGACCACCAAACTGTGTTGTGACTATTTCTACCATACCCAACTCAGGCAATCCATCAGGTGTAATCTTTATTACCATTTATTAGGTTCTCCTATTTTTATTTTTGCGTTTCTTCCTATCAATGTTGGCTTAGGTGTTATTTCTTTTTTTTCACCCTCGCTAACTTTTTTTGTTGTTATAACTCCATTCTCTACTACAGGAACTAATGGGTCATCTAACCTGTGATAACCATAAAGCTTTTCATCTAAAGGTACTGCTGTGTCCAGTAAGGCACTTGAATTTGCTACTTCTACAGTCATGCCCGTCATCATTCCTTTGGATAGCCAAAACTCTACGCAACCTCTTCCTGCTTCTGCAAAATGTAAATTACCTTGATAACTAAAGTCTATACCGAATAACTTTAGAACAGCCACCTCATTCCATAAGGCAAAGGCTATTGCGTAAGCTACAGTATTGTTTAGATAGGAACACTCCATATCTCTTAGAATTTCATCAATTGGATATAGGTGTAGGTTGTTACATCTTTTATCCAGTTCGCATGTATATATTGGTTTGTTGTGGTCAATTAGTAAATCGCGCATACCTTGTGTTTGACCACCTGCATCATCACTATCTAAGAACCTAGATGGTGGGTCCATCATAAATACTCTATCGTGAAATATTACTGTGCCAACTGCGTTGATTGCCCATACTTCATCGAAGTCTGAGCCGTGTGATTTTGCTAGATTGTAATCAAACCAACTAGCACCCATGCCTACTATGGCAACGGTTTTACCTTTTAATTCTTTGATAGGTTCCATATCTCTCTCTTAAATTGAAACTTATGTTACATTCGTTCTTAGTGAATCATACCTCATTTCGTCTCTAGTATCTCTACCTTCGCCTAAATTTTTCAATCTTAGTAAACTCTCTTTAAACCTTGCCTCATACAAACCAATGTCTGCTGGGTCAAGTTTTAAAAACACAGAACCTTCTAGTAGACAACCATATAGCAAAGTATCAGGTGCATCTGTAGACAGATATGTCGTACCTGATGCTGCTGTTGTAAGTGATTGTGGCTTTGCTAAATAATGTAATTCCATTGTGTAACTTGTATCAGGTACAGGAGCCACCTCGAATGAACCTTGGTCAAATATTGCATAGTACCTAGGCTTACCTCTTGTTGCTGAGTCTGATACAAATTCTTTAATAAAAGAATTATGTTTCAGGTCTAAGTAATCGTAATTATCTGAACTAATTACTGCTAAAGAAAATGGTGCCAAGAAGTCTGTTGGCGTACCTAGGAATCTATTATTAGTAGTTACATTACCTGTAACATTTTTTCTTTGGTCAGGTATCTGTACTGACTTTAATATTCTTTCTTCAGCCTGCAAGATAATATTGTTTAGGTTACTAACAAAAGTAGTCTCGTCACTTTCTAAGTAATCTTGTATAGCTGTCTTTAATGTTGTTAGTGTAAAACTCATGATGTTGTTATTGTAACTGTACCAAGGGTTGTTGTCATGGCATTGGGTATTGTTAGTTTCTTACCTATTATGCCTAAATCAAAGTTTGTATAAACTGTAAAGTTTGTTGGCACAACACTGTTATCAGTTCTTGGCTCTCTAACAGCTTGTTTGTCTGCTTTATTAGCTTTTGGCGTTAGTTGTGGGTGTTTGGCTTCATAGCACTCAGGACATGTTTTTAAACCATTCCATTCCTTTTTAAGTTCTATAAGACCATATCTAAAACCACATCTATCGCATAATCCGTATGCATTTTTACTAGACGCAAAAGACATTATGCTATGTTGTAGGAAGCCACATCAGGTGTAATTCTTAGAGAAGCTCTATCCTCGTCTGCCTCTAAAGCTCTCTGGAATTCTTCCTCGTATATTTGTTTTAGTAATCCTGTTCTTTCAGGGCTTTTCTTAACTGATAAGTAATACGCAAGACCTGCTGCTAAACATGGATAGAACCTAAATGGTAAATCTAATGTGTTTGTTGCTGAATCTACATCATCTATTCTTGTTAAAACATTCATAACAACTGTATAGGTTGATGTTGCATCAGGAGCTGGGTAAACGCTTATAGTTGGAGACAACTGCTTGTCTATAAAAAATTGTAGTGGCTTTCCTTTTATGGATTTATTAGGTATAGCAGAATATTCACTTCTTGATAGCCTAGACATTTGTATGTCTGCGTTTTGACCATTTACTGTTTGTCGCATAAAAGCGTCCAATACATCAATAGCAGCTGTAGTGTTGACTGTATCAACATTGTAAGATGTCGTACCTGCAACCATGGTTACAGTCTTTTGTTGTACTGTCCATTGGTTCAGACCTCTATTTGCCCATTCAGCCAATAATAGATTTAAACTTCTTCTTGCTGTTTTTAAATCATAGGCTGTTCTAAGCTCTAAGCCACATCTTTCAAATGCCTCTTCAATATAATCAGCGACATCTAATTCAAAATCTTTTGAGCCTGATACTGCCATGGCTTACTTCTTAGCCTTTCCGCCTCTACCAAACTTCTTAACGCCTGCTTTACCGCCACCCATCATTTTCTTAACGCCTGCTTTACCGCCACCCATCATTTTCTTAACGCCTGCTTTAGCTGGTCCGCCTATGTTTCTTTTCATGACACCTGACTTAGCTGGTCCACCCATA